AATCTTCCGTCACAGGAAGTATGGGTTCGTAAAGAGTATCTGACAGATCATCAAAGTGGACATGGGGAGTTTGTAAAAGGTGTCTGGGTATCGGCAAAGTCGATACCTGGACGTGCTTTTTATTTTGAGACATATTTGCCCGAATATGCGGCAATGTACGACAAACTCCCTATCAGTGCCTTTCTGAGTGAACCCAAGACACCAGATCCGGATATGACTCTACACAATCTACAGTTCTGGAACTGTATGGACTATGGTGTGGTGGCAGTACAGAAGCAGTTTATTGGTTCGATGCACTATGAGGTCTATACAAGGGACTACGGACCTCAGACGGGCACCTATGTATGTACCTTAGACAACTATCACCAGGATCCTGATGTAGTTGATTACTCCACAAGTGAGAATCCTTCCGAACACAAGTCACATAACCTCATTGAACTTGATAATGGACAGTTCTGTCTCTATCCAAACAACAGAACTCGCATTTATGACAATAGTTTAACTCCGGAAGAACCAAAAATACCCGATTTTAAGGTTTCGACAGTATATTATCAGGTCGAAAATGGTCATGATCGTGATGGACTTGGAAATGATGAGAATTATTTCTGGAAAACGGCAAAAGAACGTCAAAATAGTGAAGAAAATGTTGAAAATAACGGTATAAATAAATAAAAACTCTGTCTGATGGCGGTAACACGGATATCCAGAGCATTCAAGGACATTAGTTTGTCTTTTGAACCTCATCCAATCACGAATGATCTACCAATTTTAAAAAATGAGTCGGCAATTCGTCGTTCTGTCCGGAATATTGTTCAAACAATACCGACCGAAAAGTTTTTTAATCCGATTTTTGGGTCTGATGTCTATGGTAGTTTATTTGGATTTATAGATTTTGGTACTGCCTCGATTATTAAAGATCAAATTCTTACTTGTATTAAAAATTTTGAACCAAGAGTCGAGAATGTAAGGGTAAAGGTTAACCCATTACCGGATGAAAACTCATTTGAAGCTACAATATTTTTTGATATCATTGGACAGGAGTTCCCAACACAAGAATATTCATTCATATTAGAGGCAACGAGATAATAAAATGCCTTTCACTAAGTTTACAAACCTAGATTTCGATCAAATTAAGACATCCATCAAGGATTATCTTCGTGCAAACTCTGATTTTACGGATTTTGACTTTGAGGGATCTAATTTTTCGGCACTAATTGATACATTAGCATATAATACCTACATTACGTCGTTTAATTCAAATATGATTGTTAATGAATCCTTTTTGGATTCTGCGACAGTCAGACAGAATGTTGTTTCTCTTGCCGGAAACATTGGTTATGTTCCAAGATCAAGGACTGCATCAAAAACAACAGTTTCTCTTAGAGCTGTTTTACCAAATGATAATGATGATGGTATTGCCACAATAACATTAAATGCCGGAATTTTTTCAACCGGAAGTTCCAATGATACATCATTTGTATTTTCTACAATAGAAGATATACAAGGAAAGATTGAAATTGAAAACGGTGTTAAAGTTGCATACTTTGATAATATTCCCATTTATCAAGGAACATTACTTAAAAAAAGTTTTGTATATGATGGATCTTTAGATCAAAAATTTATTTTAAATAATTCGAGTATAGATGCGACAACAATATTAGTTTATATTAGTGATTTTGAAAATCAAAAAGGATTCAGATATAGTCCTGTCGAAAATATTTCAAATATTACCAAAGACTCAAGAATATATTTTGTAAGAGAAATTCAGGATGAAAAATATGAGTTAAGATTTGGTGATGGTATTTTTGGAAAAAAACTTGGTGATGATGCTGGTGCCGATGGAAAGTATATTAATGTTGATTATTTGATTACTGATGGTAAAGAGGGAAATGGAGTTAAACTATTTACCTATGCAGGATCACTTAAAAATCAGAATGGTGTTCTTGTCACACCAACCAGTGTTGATTCTATAAAGGGTGAAAAGATTAGTGATGGAGTTTACAATCCTATTATTAAATCACAAAATGGTAATGATATTGAATCCGTAGATTCTGTTCGTTATTTTGCTCCTCTTGAATATTCCGCACAAAATCGTGCCGTCACTCCAAGAGATTATGAAGCGATCATCAAAAGAATATATCCAGATGCAGAATCAATTTCAATTGTTGGAGGAGAGGAGTTAGATCCTCCAGAATTTGGAAATGTAATTATTAGTATAAAACCAAGAGGTGGAACATTTGTAAGTGATTTTAATAAAAAACAAATATTATCAAAACTTAGACAATATTCAGTTTCTGGTATTAATCAAAGAATTATTGACCTTAAAATACTTTATGTCGAACTTGATACATCGGTTTATTTTAATGAATCTTTTGTTACAACTGTGGCATCATTACAGTCTGAAATTTTAAATCAACTTACCGAATACTCTAAATCTACTAACTTTAATAAATTTGGAGGTAGATTTAAGTATAGTAAATTGCAAAATGTTATTGATGAAGTTGATAGAAATGCCATTACATCAAACATAACTAAAATTAAAATTAGGAGAGATTTAAAGGCATCCATCAATCAATTAGCACAATATGAATTATGTTTTGGAAATGAGTTTTATGTTAAAACTGAAGGTCGTAACATAAAATCTACAGGATTTAAAGTTTTTGGAGAATCTTCAACAGTATATTTTACAGATATTCCAAATGAAGATGAAAAAACAGGAATACTTCAGATTGTTAGATTATTGGATAATGATCAAACAAGAATTGTAAGTTCTTCTGCCGGTAAAATTGATTATATTAAAGGTGAAATTATAATTGATACTATAAATATTGTATCTACAGAAAAAACAAATAATATTGTTGAAATTGAGGCAGTTCCAGAATCTAATGATGTTGTGGGTTTGAAAGATTTATTCTTATCTCTCGATGTTTCTAAAAGTAGAATAAATATGTTGAGAGATTTAATTTCTTCTGGAGATGAGATATCTGGAGTGAAATTTATCGAAGATTCATTTACCTCAAGTTATTCAAACGGAAGTATAATAAGAAACTAATATGATACAAACAGGATTTGAAACCCGGATACAGGTACAAGATATTGTATCAAATCAACTTCCAAATTTCATTTTAGATGAAAGTCCGAAGACAATAGATTTTCTGAAACAATATTATATTTCTCAAGAATATCAAGGTGGTCCTACAGATTTATCATCAAATTTAGATCAATATTTAAATTTAGATAATCTTACTCCAGAAATTGTAGTAGATAACACAATAACTACTAGTTCTACAACTAATAGTGATTCTATAATTAATGTATCCAGTACAAAAGGATTTCCTAAAGAGTATGGGTTATTAAAAATTAATAATGAAATTATTTCTTATACTGGAATAACAACTAATTCATTTACAGGTTGTATTCGTGGATTTAGTGGGGTTACTTCTTACGGAACAAATTTTGATAAAGAAGAAATAGTTTTTTCGGAATCATCTTCAGAATCTCACAATTCAAATTCTTCCGTTAGAAATTTAAGTAGTTTATTTTTAAAAGAATTTTACAAAAAATTTAAAACAACATTTGCTCCAGGACTAGAAAATAACGATTTTGTATCATCATTAAATGTTGGTAATTTTCTTAAGGAAATAAAATCTTTTTATCAAAATAAAGGCACAAAAGAATCTTTTAGAATACTATTTCAAATTTTATATGGAGAAAGTCCGACTGTAATAAATTTAGAAGAAAAATTAATTAAACCGTCTTTTGCAGAATATAGAAGAAGAGAAGTTGCCGTAGCAAAAGTTATTTCTGGAGAAGGATCTCTTCTTAAAGGCCAAGGTTTATTTAAGGAAAATTCAAATATTAATGCATCAATTTCAGAAATATCTCCTTTTAAAATTGATGATGAAATTTTTTATAAATTATCTCTTTTTGTTGGGTATGATGAAGATTCTGATATTCAGGGAAGATTTTTACCAACACCAAATTCTAAATGCACAGAGGATGTTCAGATTAATGGGTCGGTTGTAAATGTTGATTCTACAATTGGTTTTAATCTCACTGGAAAATTTATAGTAGGATCTAATGTAGTTTCATATACAGATAAAACTGTTAATCAATTTTTAAACTGTACTGATATTAGTAGTCCAATATCTCAGGGAGATTTGGTTTATGATAATGAAATTTATTATGGATATGAAAATGGAGATATTAATAAAAAAGTTGAATTAGTATTTTTTACCACTCTTAATAATTTTATACAAAAAAATGTTGTAAATGTTAATGAAAGTGATCCAATTGGAGTAAAAAATCTTGGAGATAAAGTAATTAATCCTATACAAAATAAATCTTCAAAGCAAATACTAGCAAATTCTTGGATTTATAATACCAATTCTTCATATTTTATTAAAAATTATGATTCTGGAACTCTCGAACTTTTTTCTCCTATTGATAAATCAAGTTTAAAATTAGGTGATTTTGTTGAAATTGTTGAAAGGGATAGTGGTACAGTAATATTTCCTGATGATAGTAACAATCCTTTTGTATCAATTGATTCTTCACAAGAAATCCAAGGAAATACTTCTGTTGAACTTGATGGTGGTTTTGATATTGATAAATTAAATAATTTAAACGTTGATAATTTTAATTTAAGAAAAAGACTTAATAAAGCTAATATTGGATCTAATAGCAATGTAGTATTTAAATATGGAAATGAAAGTTTAATATCAGACGTTCAAAATGTTTATTTCGATGAAGAATTTGCATATGTGGCATCAAATTCTTTACCTTCTGCAAAAACAAGAAATGGAAGGAGTGATATTAATTTCCCACTTTCTGAAGATATTAACACTAAGATTAAAAAATTAGTAATTGATCTTGATACTGGTTCTGGAGGTATTTTAACATCATTTAATGAGTTAACTCAAGATTTTAATGGTATAAAAGTATTAGATGATAATGGAAATACTTTATTCAAAACTGGTGAAAAAATATTTTACAAACCAGAAACAAATTCTATAGTTGGATTAGAGACAGGAAATTATTTTGTTGAAGTAATTGAAGGTAATGGAGATAATGATGTAATTAAATTATATGGATCAAATTATCTTATAGGAACTGATAATAACATAAATTTGCTTAGTATAGGAGGAAAACATACATTTGTATTGGAGTCTCAAAAATCTGAAATAATTGGACCACAAAAATTATTAAAAAAATTCCCAATTGATCAAAAATTGGTAGATGGGGAAGATGAAAAAACTATTCCGGGGGGAGTAGGTTTGTTAATAAATGGTGTTGAAATAACAAATTATAAATCCACAGATAAAGTATATTATGGACCACTAAAAAAAATTAATGTTTTAAATGAAGGAGAAAATTTTGATGTTATCAATCCACCAAAAATTGTCATAGAGTCTGGATTAGGAAATACTGCTCTAGCTCAACCAGTTGTTACTGGATCTGTAAAAGATGTTTTTGTAGATTTTGACGCATACAATTTCAATATTTCCAAAATTGTATCAATAGGTGTAACTGGTGGAAATGGAACTGGTTGTTTTCTTAAACCATCTATCACGAATACTTTCAGAGAAATTCAATTTGATGGTAGACCACAAACTGCAGGTGGTGGAATTAATACTACAACAAATCAAATATTATTTGATACACCTCATGGACTTATCGATGGACAAGAAGTTATCTATGATTCTAATTTTGGTAGTCTAATTGGAATTACTTCTACAAGTAATAGTAATAGTACAACTCTTGTAAATAAGTCAACTTATATTATCAAATCGGACAATATTAGAACTATAAAACTTTTTAGAAATAATGACGATTTTGTTGAAAATAATAATCCAATTGTTTTTAATGGATTGCAAGGGTCTGGAAGTCAAAAACTAAAAGTAGGACCATTAAATGTATTAAAAAATATTGTCGTAGTTGATGGTGGAAAAGGATATACCAACAAAAAAATAATTGTTAAACCATCAAAAGTATCTTTAAACTATAATTGGATAGAATTTGAGGATCATGGATTTAATGATGGAGAATTAATTGATTATTCTATTGCACCTGGTGATGGAGTATCATCACCAACAGTTATATCTGGATTATCTACTGATAGAAAATATCAAATTCTTAAACTTGATAACAACAAATTTAGAGTCTGTGATGCTGGTATTGGAGGAACTATTGTCTCTAATTTTGAAAGAAAAAATTATATTAAATTTGGATCTTCTGGGACAGGATATCAACAATTTAGTTATCCTAAAATTTTTGTAGATTTTAGATTTATTACTGCAGGTATTGGAGAAACAACAATTGTAGAAGAAAATATAGCAATAACAATAACTCCTATAGTAAAAGGATCTATAACTTCTATAGATTTATATGAGAATGGTACTGGATATGGATCTTCCATCATAAATTATGAAAATAGTCCAAAAGTTTCTATTCAAAATGGAAAAAACGCTAGAGTTGTACCTATAATATCAAATGGTAAAATAACTTCTATAAATGTTGAATATGGTGGAGAAGAATATTATTCAATACCGGATGTTATTGTTACAGATACATCTAAATCTGGTTCTGGTGCTGTTTTGAGGGCTGTAGTAAAAAATAATAAAATAGATTCTGTAGCAGTAATAAAAACAGGTATTGGTTATTCGGCATCAGATACATCTGTATCCGTAGTTTCTTCGGGATCTAATCATTTCTTTGAATCTAAAGTAAGAGATTTAACAATTGTAACTAATGAAATTTTCGATTCAAATAAACTTTTAATTGATAATGATAATGACGAATTGAAATATTCTGTTTGTGGATATGATGTAGATTTATTCTCAGATGTTCCTACTTCCATATCTGGTATTATTGGATGGGCATATGATGGAAATCCAATTTATGGACCATATGGATCAAAAGATCCAAATCAGTTTTTTACTCCGAAACTATTAATCTCTGGTTATAAAAAAAGTGCAACATCCATTATTGATAGGCCCTCAACAAATGATTTTGTAGAAGGATTTTTTGTGGAAGATTATCAATATGATGGAACAGATGCAGATTTAGATGAGCATAACGGTAGATATGAAAAGAATAAAGATTTCCCAAATGGTGTTTATGCATATCATGCGGTTGTTCGTGAACAAGATAATGCTCCACTGTTCCCATTTTTTGTAGGAAATACTTATAGATCTAAAAAAATAAAAGAGAATTTTCAATTTGATTTTGATCAATCATATGATTTTAATAATTCTACTTTACAAAGAAATACATTCCCATATAATGTTGGTGAAAAATATGCGGACAACTATTTTATAAAAATAAAAAAAGATCAAAAAATAGTTGTAGATAAAATAACATCTGGTAGTGTAGAAAATACATCTATAATTAATGAAGGAACAGATTTTAAAGTAAATGATATTATAAAATTTGATAGTAGTGAGACTGGAGGAAGTGGTCTGAATGTAAAGGTATCTTCTATTACGGGTAAAAAAATAGAAAGTATAGACACGGTAAAAGAAGAATATAATAACTCTATTTTAACTTGGGGAGGAAAT